GGGTTGCAGTAGCATAAGCCAAGTCTGTCTTCACTACGGCGTAAGCGTCAAGAATGACAGAGTTTGCTGGCAATTCCATTGCACCAGACGTAATAGCGTCCGAAGAAGCAACAAAGCCAGCGGTAGCGGTTGCAACCTTAACAAGGCCGTTACCCTCTACCTTAATGCTGGCTGCTTCAAGCTTGTTTACCAGCATTTCATCAATGTGTCCCATAATAATTTTTGTTTTTCGTGTTTTTAAAAAGAGAAAGCAAAGGGGGCCGAAGCCCCATTCGCATTAGAAGTGTCTGTAAACGACATGAATTTCAACTTCGTTGCCGTTTGTAATCGTTTGGTTTCCTGTGGAAATCTGCCCAAAGATCTTTCTGGAAACACCAGTAAAAGATCCAGAGCTAGCTGTTCCAAGTCCACCAGCGACAGGTCCTCCTCCTTGTTCAGGGGTAAGCTTGATGATTGTTCCTGCAGCGACTGATGCGCTTGCGCTTTGATCAAGAATACCGTTAGCATCATTAACAAGGTCAGTCCCGTCAAAATTAGAGTTAGTGCCGAGATTGAAACCAATATCAGCAGAACCCCCAATAGAGACTCCGTCAACCATGTGAACAAACACAGCATCAATGACACTGTTTTTTGGTTGATCAAGACTAAACTCTGTCTCTGTGTTCTGAACACAGGCGTTTTTAATTACAATCCTGTGAGAGGAAGTCATGCAGCCTGGAGCAGCATGAGAAAATGTAGCAGTTGTGTTTGCGGCCATAATGATTTAGGTTTTAATAGTTAAACAATAAGACTATTAGGCCCCTTTGATCATTACGTGCTGGTTAGCTGCGCGGACGCACAAAGCAATTTCTGATCTGTAGTGGAAGACCGCCTGGTCAGTACCGAGATCACCGTTGTTAGTGTGTCCGAGAACACCGCCACCGCTTACCCAGTGCTCCATCTCACGGCTGTAGCCGTTAGCCTCCTTGTACTTCATGGAGAGCGCAGGAACAGAAGCGCCGCTACGAGCGTCGTTTACAGTTCTCAAAGGCACCATGCAGCCCTGCAAGAAGTTAGCGTCAGCAGCACCGAGCATCGTTGGATCGTTCAACAGTCTCCAGTCGTGCTTGTGGAAAGTGTAACCACCGCGAGTGAAGGACTTAAATCCAAGCTTGACAGCCATGTCTGCATTGTTCTGGAATGCACCGAACTGACCTGGGAGACCAGCAGTAACACCAGTAGCGATACCAGTAGCCAGCATGTCGTCGATAGCGAGGTCTTGCTTTCTGTTCAAGTACATAGCGTACTCAGAAGGCGCACCCTGCTTGTCGAGCTCCATGATGATGTCATCAAACTCAGAGAATGAATCGAGTGGGTTTGCGTTAGCGCCAGAGACGATGATACCTCTGTCCTCAACAGCTGAGAAGTAACCTTCAGAACCAGTCAAAGGATTGTCCAAAGCAGTAGTAGCAGAACCAACAGCTCTCTTTTCACCGAAGAGCAACATCAACTCACGCTTGTCTTCAAAACGAGCACGAGCTTCTTTCTCTCCGTACATAAACCATCTGAAGTCTCCGTTACCCATGTTCAAGTAACCGATGTTGGTTGCTTGTGATCCGTTCACCTCGTAACGATCCTTAACGATCATGTATGGGTTGGTGTAACGGACGATACCTGGGTCAGTGAATCCAGTTGGTTGATTTGTTCCTTGAGCGTAGATGTTACCAATCACCAAGAACTTGCCGCTTGTTGCGTTGTAGTCCGTGGTTTCAGCAGCAGCACTGTTGTCCATCTTCACCAGCACAACATCCGAAGGAGATGTGGTAGATGTAGTGGCTCCGCCAGCCTGCACGATGTAACGAGTTCCTGTCTCTGCATCCATGACCACATCGTGCTTTTGCACGTCGGCCTTGAATGTAGCGTTGCTGACAGTCACGCTAGCACCTGAAGCGCCGAGGGTGATGTCAGAGCTTGTAGTGTAGTCGTATGCTCTGTGACGACGGCCAGCCTCCCACCAGTCAATCTGGTCAGAAGAACCACCGCTGTTCACAGCGCCAGTGAGCTTCAAGAAGCCCGTGAGACCTTGGTCACCATAGGCTTCAACGAGGTCGGGCATAATGTCCTCCTTCGTAACCTTGATGAGGTCGTCAATAGTAGTGTAGCTCTCAGGAGTAAGTTTAAACGAACGACTTAGATTTTTTCTTTCAATCGTAACGTCTCCTGAGTTCAAAGTAGGGTCCAGTTGTGGAAGATTACCTGTACCCGCTGTTCTATCTGTTCCGATAGTAGCCATAATTTCTTAGTTTTAGATGTTGAATGTTAATCCGCCACCTCTCTTCATGAGTGTTCTCACTTGATCAGCGAGCGGGTTTCCTGTTTGCATCTGGGGGCTTTGACCTGGCGACTCCGAAGAGACGTTAGCCGCTCTCTCTACGAGTCCTTTCTGCCCATCACCAACACCATGTCTGTAGGCACTCGCCACGATAGAGTCGATGTTGTTCAAAACGGCCATGTGAGAGTTGAGCTTGTCAAAATCCCAGCTGCCTGCATCATCAATGTAATCATCGAAGAAGTCATCAATGTATGCGTTGTTCTCTACCAACTGACCTTTTACTTGGTCATCCAAGGAGAAAGTAAAACTACGTCCGCCACCGAGATCAAACTCTAGGCCTTCGAGGTTGTCTACTTCCTCATACATGGTTGCCAACCAGTCCTCGTTGATAAAGGTCTCCTCTTCGTAACCTCCTTGGTCTCCGCGCTCAGTCTCTACAGGAGCCGCATATTCATTTCGAATATCTTCAATGGACTCCCGAGCAGTCTGACCGTCAATCTTCATTTGAAGACGTGACCTTTGGATGTCTTGTTCGGAGTGTTGATCAGGGTCGAGCTTGTAGTTGTTCGACATAAGGGCATTGAGCTCGTCGTAAGACAAGTTCGGATACTCGTTGGCCAGAGCCACACGAATCGCAGTCGCATCGTCCATTTCGGTTGGATTGAGCTGCTGGTATCTAAACCAATCTTCTGGAGACCTGCCTGTCTCTTCTACAAAGCGAGCGATGGTTTCAAGGCGTTCATCCACCTCGTAATCATCCTCTTCAAAGTAATCGAAAGAATCAATGTCCGCACCGAGCCTTTCGCTCATGTATTGAAGGACTGCGTCTTCGATATCCTCGTCAGAGTACTCGCTCTCTTCCTGATCTGTATCTTCGTATTCAGGGCTTTCCTGAAATTGTTCATTTTCTACTGGTGCTGCCTCTGGGTCCACATAGGGACTGTCCTCGACCGTATCCTCTACAGGGGCCTCTTGAGGTTGCACTTCTTCTTGAGGCTGCTCAGCAGCCATCATTGCCTCGGGTGAGTCAAAGACTTGCACCCCAGCAACTGTGTTGGTATTCTCTTCCATTATATTAAATTTTTGATTTCAATTAGAACGTCTGCGTTCCGCCAGGCTTGGGCCCGAAGTAAGCGATAACAGCCATGTTGGTTGTGTTACTTACTTTGGCTGCTGACCACCTTCCATACACTGTTACGCCGACGGGAATAACCACGCCAGTATCGGTGAAAGATGAGCTCCCAGTAGCTGCGGTAAGGATTGAAAAAGAAGTTGGCGCAGATCCGACGACCTGCATTGCAACAATTTCCATTCCATCGGGTACCGCCACAGCGGTGTCTTGACCGCATAAATCGCTACCATATTGGCCAAAAGACACCATATTTGATGTACCTGTGTTTGATAGACTTGCCATATCTTATTTATTATCCGAGAGTTACAGCCGAGCTATCGACACCAAACACTCCGTATTCAACAACTTGATCTACGAGAGTCCCGTAGACCTTAAATGTCTTGTCAACGTGCATAGGCAGAAACACAAATTCACCACCCGCTAGCTTGGCTACAGCAGCGTCTGAGTCGGTGTCATTGTACAAGTAGATGTAGTTCTCCTTTTCTGCGTTGACGTTTCTAACGAACAGGTATGCGTTGGTGACTTTGTCGTTTTCCTTGTATACCGTTAGAGCGTCAGCATGCACAGCAGTCTTGACAACCTTTGCTTTCATCAGGACGCCAGAGTCTGCGTCAATAGCTGAACCGAGTGAAAGGTCCAGTCTAGTGGGCAGAACATCAGTCGCCTGAAGAGAGAGCTGTGCGTTTACTCTACCCATTACCCTTCGTGAAAGAGGATGTGTTCGATCTTCATGTTGATGGCCGACGTAGAGAACTTGAAATCATACGTGCCCTGCCATGGGATGAGAGCGAAGTCGCCAGAATACAGTCTTCCAATCTCTTGAGAACCAGCCTTCAAGCTAACAAACTCTGCAGCATTGGTTGAAGGGTTTTTGATGTAGATCTTGTGAGCTTTGTCGTTCGTGTAGTCTGCAGCAGCAAACAAGACGGTGTCTGTTTGAGCTGAAGCATAGAGCGATCTAGCTGCGCCTGTAGTTTGGTCGAGACCAGTGTTGGTTCCAGCCTTCTTAAACTGGGTCGCTGAAGAAAGAGACAAGACATCAGCTGTGATGTCAGGGCTATTCAGCGAAAGGGATGCGGATGTTGTAGCCATTTTAAAGTTTTTGGTTTGTGCAAATATAAGTATTTATCGTTTCTTCTTTAGAACGCGATATCTAGACACTCTTCCCTTCTCTCTCTTCTCTCTTCTGGCTCTCGCTTTCTCTGCTGGGGTAAGCTCACCAGCAGTAACTGGGGTCTTGCTTGAGATTCTTTTTGTGGGACGAAAAGTCCTGTCCCCTTTGGAGTAATCCTTGTCTCCAGAGAGCGTTCGCCAATCCTCTTTGAACCAGCGTTTGAGGTTTAAGCCAGCCTGTGTCTTCCTAACCTTAGGCATTACTTCTTGCCCTTGCCGTAGTTGGCGGCCCCCATCTTTCTACACTTTGCGATTCTACCGCTAGCGTATGCGCTTGGGAATACTTTCTCTCCAGCCTTGACCTTGTAGTAACAAGCGTCTTTGACTGAGCCCCCTTTCTTATAGGTTTTGTTGATCTTCATAATTTATCCCTTTGGGTGATTTACTACCTTAAATGAAGCCTTTGCCATAGCACCAGGGTGAGGCTTATACTCTCCCTTCATGAGAAAGTATCTACCGCTTTCCTCCATCCAGTGGTATCCACTCGGCGGGGGAACAGAAACTTTCTTGTTGCTTATTGAAAGCTTTTGAGCCTTCTTGTTCTTAACTGTTTTCATTAGCAGTTCCACTTTCTAAGCGCTAGTGCCTTGCGTGTTGGTTTGCCGTTGGGCTTCTTCATGGGCCCAGGCATACCGCTCATGCGAGCGCAAAACGACTTGCGTCTCTTTGCAGCCTTGCTGCCAGCTTTGAGTTTGGATGGTTTCGTGGTGACAGCGGTCTTCAACTTGCTGCCAGGATTGGCACGTCTGAAGGCTTTGACACCAGCAGATGTGAGTCCACCAGATCTGCTCTTGTGAACCCCCATTTTCATACTGGGCATTCTTTGCCTTCTCTTTGCTCTCATGAAGCAAATATAAGCATTATCGTTAAACGCTAAGGTCGGGCAAAGGGCATACGAGAACCTCTGATGTATGACTTGAATTGTCGATAGACACTGAAGACGTTTTGGCACTGACGTCGACAGAGATGTCTTGAGCTACAGAAGCCAAAGAGGGGTCTATCAGGATCTCCGCTTTTTGTCTTCCGCCGTATTGAATGCCGTACTGGAGGCCTTCATAAATGCCTGAGGTGAAAACGACATACCCTTCCGAAACTTCAGTCCTTACCTGCACAGAGGGTGGTAGTCCAAGCTGATAAGGAAAGGAGGGTCTAATAGTAGCTCTGTTGTAGTAGTCATAAACCTGTCTGTGCTCTTCTGCAGAAAGTGCTTTTTCATAAAAAGCCATTGCGTAAAACTGACCACCAGCGTTACTGTTTAGCCTAAGGGTTCCATCGCCGTTGACGTTGATGCCTGCATACCAAACGTTGTCGGGAGCTGGGTTTCTCCCTGATCTAACGTTCTGATTTGATATCTCTTGCCCATTTAGGTAGTTGGAAACTACAGTGCCGTCAAGAGAAAAGGATATAATCTGAACATCGCCAGAGCCAAGACCTACGTGCCGATCTGAATACATCAATCTTACGTCACCATTAACAAGAGTTTCTCCATCGGGGTACAGCTTGTCAATAACGTTTTGACTTAACTTAATATAACCATTTAAGAATGGAACAAAGCTTGGATCTGATCCAGGGTCTGTGATTTTGTTGTAATAGCCTGGAGAGTACGTGTATATGTCATCCACAGCAAAGGTTGTACATAGCTGACGAATCCATTGAACGCCTCTTTCGTAGTTAACGTTAAAAACGCCGTCAGGAGGGAACGAAACGCTGCCGAAAGCGTTATAGTAGCCGTTGGTCTCTGCATGAGTGGAAAATCGAACACCGCCTATTTGATTTCCTATTTTCCCCCTCGTCATAAACTCTGCCGCATCGGACTGAAGCTGAACGGTTTGTATACCATCGGGAGCGTTTACACCATCTTCAACAAGTCCAGTTATGTCCTCAGGATGATGATTGCTCACAGCAACGAGCACTCCAGTAAAAGAGCTAGGCACGTCGGAAGGTGCACCCCACTTTAGAACTTTGCCGCCTTGATAAGGCAAACTTATCGCGGTCCCTTGATTGGTGGTTTTTACAAGACCCTCAGCAGAGGCCAACGTAGAACCAGTGGTAGCGTCAATAATCTGACCGTTGTTCCCATTTCCAGACAGGTCGTTAAACGAAGAGCTGACCCCATCGAAACATGCAGGGTTCGAAAAGTCGAACCAAAACCTTAAGTCTGATTGAGCAGGAAACTCTACAGGCTCAAAAGGCTTCTGGTTGAGATAGTCAACCCTATGAAGAACCTTTACACTAGCGGAATTGCTGCTATTGTCTATAGAGACAGTAGAAGAGGCTGCAGATAGATCTACAGATACAGTGTATTCATAGCACTGAGCCAACCTTAGCCAATGGTTACGTCTTCGTTGACAGTGAAGCTACCTTTGACCCATGTTGTTGTGCTCTCTGAGGCAGTTTGAACAGCCTGGATGTCGTACACATAGTTGCCCCCAGGAACGTTGGCCATAGCTGTATCTGGGATAGTAACCTTGAGAACTCCGCTAGCCCCACCAGTAGCAGCATCAAGCGAAATGATACCAGCCGTACCTGTTCCAGTAGAGTTCTCGTCGCTGAGGATGGGGGAAGAACTGTTGTCGTTAGCTGTGGTTCTTACATCCATATTGAACTCGTAGCCAGCGTCGATAGGAATGAAGGCATTATCACTGGTAGAGGAGTCTCTAAACGTGATGTCCAGAGCCAGTGTGTCTCCACGACGACATGTGATGTCCAGGATTTGAGCGATGTCTGTGTTGATACTTCCCATTACTGATTGGTCATTGGTTGTTGTGTCTCAACTCTCTCACCTTGTCTTTGAGCGAGGAGCTTAGACTGTTCTTCTCCTTGTTTTTCGATGCGATCGTCCTTCTTCTCTTCTTTGAAGGTTTCGAGCTTCTCTTTGAACTCTTGATCTTCAGCTCTGAATCCGAGCATAGACTGAGCCTTGATGATGGCAATCTCTTTCTCGAACTCATGCTTCATCTGCTCCAGCTGCATATCGAGCTGAGCCTTGAGCTGCATCTTCTGAGTTTCAATCTGAGCCTCCATCTGCATCTCTTGCTGCTTCGCCTGGCTTGCTGCCTGGGCTGCCTGCTGCGCCTGCTCTGCTTGTTGTTGGGCGTTCTGCTGAGCTGTTTCCTGAGTTGCCTTCATGCGCTTCTTACGCCTTACAATAAGAAGGCGTTCAGCCTGATTCACATCTTTCATAGACCTGATGGCCATAGCGTCTTCCAGGTCGATCTCTTGCTGTTGCAAAGACATCTGAATGTTCTGCTCCAGGTACTGCTTGTCGGCATCCTCCATGTCCTTGTTGACCAAGACACCGAAGTTGTACATAGGAAGGCTTCTGAAAGACATGATGGCCTCGGTGTTGGTTACGCCAATGGCGTTCTCGTATGCCTTGTGCAGGATAGACCCCTCGGGGATCACCTGAAGACACTTGACGATATCCTCACACACCTTCTTGTAGATAACCATGGAGGCGTTGGTGATGTCGTAGATAGCGTTGTTGCCAGCTGCGATAGCCTGCTCTCTTACACCGACAAGAGCGTCGCCCTTGGGTGAGGAGGCGTCCATGGCCTCGTTGATGCCCGTTGTGTCACGAATCATCTGCAAGTAGTGATTGTAGATACCAATCAACTCGTTGATGTTTCTGATGTTGTTCTGGATGGGCTGGATGGGGGCACCTTGGAATCCACCCTCTGGATTCTTGCTTCTGTAGTAGAAGACACCAGTCTTCTCGTAGATGTCGTGCAAGTCG